ATTCTATCTTACAAGTTAAACCAATGACTCGTAATAAGCTTCAAGGGTCCCGTGCCAAGTATGCAACAGTCGATGAATGGTTGTCAGGGGATATTAAAGAAGATATCATCGGTGCGTTAGAACAATCCGCATCAAAAGATGGTATTGACGATTACCTTATCCTAGCTGTATCTTCTGAAGGTACGGTCCGGGACTCAGTAGGAGATGCTATCAAGAAAGAGCTTCTTGATATTCTTCGTGGACAATACTACGATCCTCATACTTCTATTTGGTATTATCGCTTAGACGATATTGCTGAGGTAGGTAATCCGGACATGTGGATGAAAGCATGCCCTAACATTGGTATTACCGTTTCATATGAAGCATACCAACGTGACGTTAGACGTGCTGAACACTCACCAGCAAACCGGAACGATATCCTTGCGAAAAGGTTTGGTATACCGGTAGAAGGTACCACATACTTCTTTACTTTCGAAGAGACTGAACTTCATCGAAGGCAGAACTTTAAACGTATGGAAGTGTCTATGGGAATGGACGCCTCGCAGGGTGATGACTTCTGGGCGTTTACTTGGATTATTCCTCTTGGTAGAGGAAGGTATGGTGTTCAGACTAGGTCGTATGTTTCTGAAGTTAAATACTTGCGACTGAATTCGGCCGCACAACAAAAGTATGATCAACTTCAAGCTGAGGGTACTCTTATTATACTACCTGGTAACTATCTTGATTGGGAACAGGTATATGATGACGTTGAACGATACATTGAAGAGATGGAATGGAGTGTTATCTCATTTGGATATGACCCATATAACGCTGCTGAGTTTGTTGATAGATGGACTATGGAAAACGGCGACGTTGGCGTTGAAGTGGTTCGACAAGGTGTTCGTACCGAGTCAGTCCCATTAGGGGAAATCAAGAACATGGCGACATCTCGTGACCTAATCTTCTTTGAAGAGCTTATGAAATACGCAATGGGTAATGCTGTTGTAATTCAAGACAATAACGGTAACTACAAACTTTCAAAAATGCGTAGCAATGAAAAGATCGATAACGTTGCCGCGCTGATGGATGCTTGGGTTGCTTATAAACGTAATAAGGAGGCATTCTTGTAGGATGGTAAATAACCCCTTAGGATCGTGGAACGCATTTATGTCTACTCGAAATGGTTTAGACTATGATGAGTCATTAGTTTCCGGCTCTGGTTGGGGACGATCGACAGGTGCGCTTCGTGGTTACAATTTCAAACGTCAGGACTTGGTTAATAGTATTATCTCTATGATCGCTCTTGACGTCGCTATGGTTGATTTCAAACATTTGAAAATCAATGAAGAAGACGGTAATCAGACACCGGTGGACTCGGGTTTGATCGATTGCCTAACTTTATCCGCTAACATTGACCAAACAGGTAGAGCATTTATTTATGATTTAGCCTGGTCTTTGCTAGAAGAGGGTACAGTGGCTATTGTCCCCGTCGATACAACAACAAAACCTAATGATGAAGGCTCTTATGATATTCTATCTATGCGAGTAGGTAAGATTATTCAATGGTATCCTAGAGCGGTACGCGTCAGAGTCTATAATGATCAAAATGGTTTAGAACAAGACTTGACGCTGTCTAAACAGTCGATTGTTATCTTGGAGTCTCCACTTATCGGCCTACTCAAAGACCGTAACTCAACGCTTAAACTGCTTGAGCAAAAGATGGATTTGATGTACTCTCAAGATAAGGCAGTGGCGGCTGGTAAACTTAACGGGTTTATCCAGATTCCATATGCCACAAAGAGTAGTTTACGTCAGGAACAGGCTAAGAGTCGTAAGACCCAGCTTGAAAAAGAATTGGCAGATAGCCAGTTTGGTATAGCGACCCTTGATGCTAACGAGAAGTTTATTCATACAGGTGGTAATATCAACAACAACCTTGTGGATGACATTCGTAAGCTTCAACAGGATTATTATAACCAAGTTGGTATTTCTTCCAAAGTCTTAGATGGTACTGCAAGTCAGGCTGAACTAAATCTCTATTACCATAGAGCCGTTGACCCTGTACTTCAGACTATTGTTGATGGTATCAACCGTATCTTCCTAACTAAGACAGCTCGTACTCAAGGGCAGGTGATCCAGTATTACCGTGACCCATTCCGTATGCTACCGGTTGAACAACTAGGTACTGCGGCAGACCTCTTTGCTCGTAATGCAATTTTCACATCGAATGAAATTCGTGCAATGTTAGGTCGCGCACCTCACCCAAGTCGTATCGGCGATATGCTCTTTAATAAGAACATCTCAACAGGTACCGATTTAATGGGTCTAGGTGGTTATGACGGTACAACCCAAGAAGGTTATCCTGAAATCTATGATGATGGACAAGGCGGATATGTTGACGCTGACGGAAATCCTGTAGATGAATACGGTAATCCATTGGATGTATAAAATTTTATGGAGGAAAAGTAGTTGCGAAAAAAGGCTGATTTCGCCGGATGGGTAACTAAGAACGACATTCGTTGTTCGGATGGTGTGACGATTCGTCACGATGCTTTCCGACAAAGTAATGGTGCTCAAGTGCCTATTGTATGGCAACACGATTACTCCAGTCCCTCAAATGTATTGGGGTATATGATTCTTCAGCACCGCGATGAGGGTGTCTATGGGTATGGGTATCTTAACGATACAGACCATGCCCAAGATACTCGTACGCTTCTCAAACATGGCGATTTAAATGCTATGTCTATTGGCGCTCGTGGTATCCGTAAGAACGGTAATGACGTAATCCATGGAGAAATCTATGAAGTAAGTCTAGTTCTTAAGGGTGCGAACCCTGGTGCTGTTATTGAACATGTTATGCTCCATAGCGCTTACGGGACTGAAGAGTATGAAAGCGATCGCGGTGTTATCTACACCGGGATTACACAGGTTCTTCTTCACTCAGATGATTCTGATGAAGAGGCCAACGAAGAAAAGGAGGGACAGATGTCTCGTTCATACGAAGAACTTTTAGAAGGGCTTACTGACGAAGAACTAGCAACATTGGTCAACGGTGTTGTAGAAGACATTGTCGAAGCTATCGATGCTGAGGACGAAGAAGCTCAAAATGAATTAGAAATCCGCGGTCTTGATGAAGACGCTGATTACGATGAAGAAGAAGACGATTCAGATTATGATTCCGAAGAAGATGGATTTGAGTCTGAAGACGGTTATTCCGAAGGTGATGATTCTGCAGATGCAGGAGAGTCCGTGTCACATTCAATTTTTGAAGGAGAAGATATTTTGAAACATAACCAATTCCAAGGTGCTGCAGCTGTAGACCACAAGGAACTTGACACTCTATTACATAGTGCTATTTCTGGCAACGCTTCTACACTTGCAGGCGTGTTGCGTGCTAACGGTGTATTGGGTGAAGATTCTATCCAACACGGTTTGGTTGGTATGGAAACTCTGTTCCCACAACCAGCTACTAATGGTGGACTGAACGTTTATAACCCAAGCGGTTTGAATATCGATAAGATCATGGGTCAATTCGGTAAATCTCCACTTCCACGTGTTAAGAATTTGTTCGCTAACTTGACTGAAGACGAAGCTCGTGCTCGTGGTTACATCAAAGGCAACCAAACTCTGGACTCTATCGAAGAAGTTTACTTCCGTGAAACTACTCCAGGTTCTATTCACCGTCGCGAAACAATCGACCATGATGACTTGATTGATTTGCAAGATGGCGGATTTGCAGCTGTAAACTTTATCCAACAAGTTCAAACTGCTAAATTCAAAGAAGAAATTGTTAAGGCTGCTTTCCTTTCAGATGGCCGTGACTTGACTCTTTCTACTGGTAAACGTAACCCTGAAAAGATTAGCGAACTTCATATTCGCCCAATCCTTAAGGATCACCCATTGTTTACAATTAACATCACATCTGCTACATTCAAGACTGCAGTTGATGATGTTATCAAGAAAGCATTCCCAGCATACCAAGGTTCTGGTAAACCATCACTTTACATCAACCCATTTGACTTGGCTAAGTTGAAGACGTTGAAAGATGGTAATGGCCGTTACTTGTATGCACCATCAATGGATAACAACCAAGTACCAGGTAATGCAAACATTGCAGCTTATTTCATGTGTGAAGATGTAGTTGAATATCGTGCACTTCCTCAAGGAACATTCGTAATCGGTAACTTGGCTGACTATCAGTTCGGTATGTCTCCAAACGGACAAATCGCTACATTCGATAGCTTCGATATCGACTTCATGCAACATAAATACTTGATGCATGCTCGTCTGTCTGGCGCTATCGTTACTCCTAAATCATTTATCGTTGTTAAGGTAACTGATCCAGAAGCAACTGAGGAAACTGCTGTGAACTTTGATTCTACTGGTCTTAAGACTAAACCAACTTGGACAGTTCAAACTGACCCAACTGAAGTGAAGGGTATCGGCGCTAAGGCTGTAGATTATGATGCAGCTGTAAACAATGCTGATATGACTGAAGATGAGAAGAAACTCGGAACAGTTGAAACAGCTCCAAAACCAAAGAAACCAAAGAAAGCTGAATAAGCATGGCTGGTAGATAGGAAGGTAATACAATGACAAAAGCTGGAATTCGACTTATCTTCCGTTCTAAAGAGCCTGAAGAAATTAGCGTAGGGGTGCATGAGTATAAATATACTGTATCGCCCCTTATAACCGCTAAGATTTCTTCTAAATCTTTTAACGTAGAAGACCGAAGCTCAATAAACCAAAACACTAAGACTGAGTTGAAGTTTGATGTTTCGCTAATGAATGACTCGACCGACCGTGTGAATAGAATTTCCCATATCTTGTATATGGGTTCTTATTACAAAGTCGGAAGTATTCGTCCATATCCGCCTCGTGTGGTTTTGACTATTGAGGACATGGAGATTTCCGAACTCAAAGAACGTTTAGCTGAGGTTGTTACTTCTGCTACTCAAAAAAGTCAAAATGAATTAAAACTCGAAGCTTTATCTAAGCTTGGACTACAGGATTATCAAGAAGGGTTGGAAAACTCTCTGAGTAAATATGCACTAGTCTTTAAAGATGGCGATATTCAAGTTTGGACTGGTACAGAGTTTAAAGACTTTAAGTCTTTCTATGAAGAATTGGTTAAGGTGAAAGAATGAAAACAAGAGAACAAGTACTTCTTAAGATAAAAGATGAGATTTGTCCTAATGTTTACTTTACACCACCAGAAAATATTCAGTTGAAATATCCGGCATGTATTGTAACACGGGAAGATATTGATACTCAGAAAGCTAACAATAAGAACTATATCACACGGGTTAATTATAAACTCGTCTATATTTCTAAAAGTGAAGCTGATGACGTCTTTATCAAAATCCCTAACGCTTTCATGTATTCGGATTTCAGAACTGAGTATAAAGTAAACGGTCTCTATCACAAAGTGTTTGTGATCTACGAATAGAAAGGAAGATATAATTTGGCAACAGTTGATGAAGTAATTCAATATGCTCGCGGTTTAGCAGATCAAGGTATTGGTACCGATGCTGACGGTTCTTGGGGTACACAATGTGTAGACCTACCAAACAGTATCTCCCAAATTTACTTCGGTAAAATTCTTTGGGGTAACGCTATCGACTTGCTCGACTCTGCGGCTAGCCTAGGTTACGAAGTTGTTTATGATGCAGTCGGGGTTAATCCTCGTCGTGGTGCTATCTTTGTTATGGCGGTAGCGGAACATGGTTATGGACATACAGGTCTCGTTATCGAAGACTCTGACGGCTATACTATGTCTACTATTGAACAAAACATTGATGGTAACTGGGACGCCCTCTATGTAGGTGCTCCTGCTCGTTACAACACTCGTGACTTCACTGGTATCGTTGGATGGTTCTATCCACCATATTCAGATACACCTCAGCCAGAACCTGTTATCGCACCTCAACCAATCACACCTGCTGACGAAGTTGTTAATCACGACGAAGTTGGTAAGTTTACGGTTAAGGTCGCAGGTCTGAATGTACGCAAAACTCCAAGCCTTACAGGCGATATTGTAGCTTTGTATACGCCTGAGATGTCATTTGCATATGACTCTTGGATGGACGCTGACGGATACCGTTGGCTATCATATGTTGGTGCAGAAAGCGGCGAACGTCGCTATGTTGCATGTGGTAATGTTGAGAACGGTGAACGTATTAATGCGTTTGGCGAATTCTCAGAAGCTTAAATTTATTGGAGGAAATTACTAGATGGTAATGCTTAAATGGGATGAGGATACTAAACGCTTATTTGAAAATGGTGTGGATCAAGGTGTCCTCTATCTGAAAAAATCCGACGGTACTTATGACAAAGGTGTTGCGTGGAATGGTCTGACTAAAGTATCAGAATCACCAGAAGGCGCTGAGTCTACTGCGAAATATGCTAACAACAAGAAGTACCTCAACCTGCGTTCAGAAGAACGTTTCAAAGGTCAAATCTCTGCTTACACTTATCCACAAGAATGGAATGCATGTCAAGGTAAGCGTGCGCCTATGTCTACTGGCGGAACACCTAAAGCTCTTGCTGGTGTAACTGTATCAGGACAAGCTCGTTCAGACTTCGGTCTTTCTTACCGTACTCGTATCGGTAACGATACTGAAGGTCTTGACCATGGTTATATCCTTCACTTGGTTTACTCTGCATCTGCTGGTGTATCAAGTAAGGAATACCAAACAATCAATGAATCACCAGATGCGCTGGAATTCTCATGGGACTTCGACACAGTACCAACTACTATAGCTGGTATGAAACCAACTGCCCATATCGAAATCAACAGCACACTTGTTGACAAGACTAAACTTGCAGATCTTGAGAAGAAACTTTATGGTGACGAAAGTGGCGAAGCTACTCTTCCAAAACCAGAAGAAGTATTCGCAATCCTGGGTCTTACTGCAGGGTAACTAGCTAATTAATCAGTACGGGATAGGGGTTGGACGACTAAGGTCATGTCGGTACTGAAAATTTCAAAATGAATTCAAAAGGAGTATAGATAATGATTTCAAGAACAGTGAAGTACGCAAACTTGCTTGATGGCAAAGAGGTAACAGAAGAACTTTGGTTCCACTTGCGTAAAGATGAAATTTTGCGTATTATGGGACGTGCTAAAAAGGATTGGGATGAGTATGTTAAAGAGATGACTGCTCGTGAAGACGTGGATGAAATCTTCGACTTTATTGAGTCAGTGCTTAAATTGGCATACGGCGAACGTTCATCAGAGGACGGGCGTACCTTCCGTAAAGACAAGAAGCTTCAGGAAGACTTCGTAAATTCTGAAGCATATTCAGAGCTTATGGTTAGCATGATGGTAGACGTAGCTGAAGGCGGAAAAGAAACTCAGAAATTCTTTGGCGCTTTGGTCGGCGATCCAAATAAAGGAACTGTTCCTGAGAAAGTTTCTAAGCTCAAGAAGAAATAAAGGTTTGGCGTAAAAAATTACGCCTCTCTTTTGTTTTTATCTCGATGGAGGTATATTTATGTTGATTATAGATACTCCTGATCGGGAGTTCTTTAACGAAGAGACAAATCAGTTCTTTATTAAGCCGGGGAAAACATTACATTTCGAACACAGTCTTAAAACGCTAACTGAATGGGAGTCAATCTATCGTAAGCCTTTTCTAACTCGAGAAGAAAAGACCACTGGAGAGCTTTATGACTACTTTATTCTAATGTGTGAAGAGGATATTGATTATTCGGACTTAACCGAAGATGTTGTAATCCAACTATCCATGTATCTGAATGACAATCCCACAGCAACAACTATTAAGCAGAACGACCAGGGTAATAAACAGGGTATGATTATGACCTCGGAAGTAATCTATGCTTATATGGCTAATGCTCGTATACCGTTTGAATGCGAGACCTGGAACTTACATAGACTACTAACTCTTCTTAATGTAATAGGTGAGCTCAATGCTCCCAAGAAGAAACAAACAGAGGCGCAGACCTTGGCTGAATACGACCGTATTAACCAAGAACGTCTAGCCAAACTACAACAAATGAAGGAGGCTAGATTAAATGCGAATCAAGGTAACTTCCGTCCGCCGAAAATCTAACCTTAAGTCTTCCTTGTCCAATGCGGAGTCTATGCATAAAACGCAAGCCAGTCTAAACGGGATTGGTTCTAGAGGTCTTAGTCGGCTAATCTCTGCTACACCTAAGCGTTCAGGAAGCACCGCTTCATCATGGGACATGGAAGTCGAAAAAAGTCAAAATGGTTTAAATTTATACTATTCTAATTCGAAGAAAGTATCTGATGGAACGCCATTGGTTGCTTTAATTGTCAATGGGCACGGCACCGGTACTGGTGGTTATGTCCCTGCTAACAATTTTGTAGGGCCAATTGTGGACGATATAGCAAGAGAGGTCATGAGGGAGGTGGAAAAAATAGTTGAGTAGACAAGTAATTGAAGAACGTCTTATCAAACTCGGTATTGATAACGAACAGTTCAAGAAGGGTCTTAAAGAGTCTTTGAGTTCTCTTGAAGCTCTGGATAAAGGCCTAAGCAAATCCGATGGTAAATCTAGTTTTACTAATATCGAGAAATCTGCCAAAAATCTCTCTAAATCTCTGATTGAGTTGATGGATAAAGCGCCTAAAATTGGTGATGTATTCATTGGAGCCTTTGATAAAGTAGCCGGTTCTTTAACTAGGACTACTGGTGGATTTGGAACTTTTGCGTCCAGCGTATTAGGGTTTATCTCCCCCGTATCAAGCGGTACCCAACAAGCAGCTCAGGCGATTGAGGAGATGGGTGACCGGGTGGAACAATCCGGACAAGGGTTTAGTTTCCTACAATCTATCGCTACGGTAGCGTTAGGTAATATTGCAGCATCTGCAGTTCAAGCCGGACTGTCTATCGCAACAAATCTTGGGCGTAGTGTTATGAATGCTATTGCGCCAGTAAAGCAAGGTTTCGGACAGTTTGAAGATAAGATTAACTCTGTAAATATGCTGGTTGCTGCATTAGGTCGTTCTGAGATGGGTAATATTACCGAGTCCTTAGATGACCTACAACACTATGCAGAAACAACTAAATATTCAGTCAAACAGATGCATGGGTCTCTTGCTCAGTTCGTAAATGCTGGAGTGGGGCTTAAAGAGTCAACTACAGCCCTGAAGGGTTGGGGTAACTTGGCAGCATCTGCGGGTGCATCAACAGATAGCTTTAACCGGTCATTGCAGTTTGGTGTACAACAAGCCTTGCAAATGGGTAAGATGAATACTCAGAACTGGGTATCTGTTGAAAATGCTGGTATGGCAACTCAACGGTTTAAGGATATCTTGCTGGAGACTGCCCAGGCATTAGGTCAAGATGTTGATATGTCTGAAGGCTTCCATAACTCACTTCAACAAGGCTGGTTGACTAACGAAGTCCTTATCAAGTCATTGGAGACATTGGCTAATGATGAAACTTTGTCTAAGATGGCTGAAGAATTCCATACTCTTGGAGAAGTATCTGAAGCAGTCGCAGACCAGGTAACAAGTGTTTGGGCTCGTTTCTGGGAAACGCTTATTGGTCAAGCCGGTAGTGAAGAAGTAACTGCTTTCTGGACTAAGTGGGGTAATTTGGCGGCTAATGCCTTATCTAAGGCAGGTAATCAAGCGGTAGAATTCGCTAAATCTTTTGTAGACCTTGGCGGTCGTCAGAAGGTTATCCAACTCATGGAGACTGCGTTTAATTCTCTTAGCTTGATCATTAAACCTATCGGAGAAGCTTTCCGTACGGTATTTGGCGATAATTATACGATTTCTTTTGGTCAAAAACTTATTGGGTTGATCCAAGGTTTAACTGAAAAACTTAAAATTGGTACCGCCGAGTCTGAAGCATTCAAACAAATCTTCCAGACTGTATTCGGTGTAATCAAATGGATTCTTGCTGAATTAGGCGCGAAACTTAAGATTATTGAACTCCTTATTCCAGACCATATGTTCAAGAACTTTGTATTGTTCTTGGGTATGTTATCTAGTGTCGTAAGTTCAGTTATTCGGACTATCGAGACAGTTATCAGTAAGTTTATCAACTTTGAGAAAGCCGGTAAGGTATTTGATACCGTTGCGAATGCTGTTCATGGTTTCTGGGCTAAGGTTAATGAATATCTTGGTAAATTTGCCCAAGTTTGGATGGGCGTATTCGACTCTATTCCAAATGGTATCGGTAAAGTAATAGATTTCCTTAAGAAGTTTGGGGAAACCGTTCTACTATTAATACCGGGTGTTCGTGAGGCCAGGGAGAATATTCGAACATTCTTCGCCCATTTCATGAGTCCATTTAAGATTCTTAACAACACACTTGATAAGAACTATAAAGGGTTTAACGACTGGGCATTCGGTGTAGGTACCGCAATGAAACGCTTCCCGGTATTCGGTAAGATGCTGGGCGATTTCGTTATTGGTTTCTCTGATTTCAACAAAGCGACCCATAATATGAGTAGCTCTGCTGGACAGTTCGGGAATAAACTACGTCAAAATCTGAATAAGATGAGTAGCGACTGGAACACATTCTCCGGAACTATGAAAACCAACTACAAGACTTTCTGGGCACAGTTTAATGCGAATATGGATGGTGTCATCAATGGGCAAATCCGTAGCTGGAAAGACTTTAACAAGAACCTTAACTGGGGGTCTCTAATCCCTAGCAACATTACAGGTATGTTTAAAGGACTTAAGTTCGATATGCCTGACACTAGTAAGATTAAATCCGGTCTTGCTAACTTTGCGTCTAATCCTTTCGAGTCTATCTCTAAAGGAAGTGCCGGATTGTCAAAATGGTTGGAAGACTCTACATTCTCCTTCCAATCATTGGGTAATGTCGTTCGTAAGACATGGCCTTCACTCGGAGAATACGCCGATAAACTAGATAAAGTCCAATTCTCATTCTCATTCCTTAAACCTATTGTAGACGCAGTAGGGCAAGCGTTTGAGTGGTTGAGTAACAAATTGGCTGGTTTCAGTATCGGTAATTTCAAATTCTCAGATTTGGCTGACGGATTTAAACAAATCCAACAAACTCTGAGTGCTAACTTTGCTGATGGGTTTATTCCAGGTATCGTTAAATCTATTGACGGTTTCCGTAAATGGGTTAGTGAGCTTGGTGTTGTTAAACTTGCTATTGAAGGTTTAACCAATGGTAAAAATCTTATCGGTGAGATGACCAATAATATCAAGACTGAACTAGGCAAGTCTAAAGTTGATTTCACTAACTATAAGACGACCCTGAAGACTTTCGGTGGTTGGTTTGGTGCCTTCTGGAAGGGTCTGGGCGAAACTGTTCACGGCCCTACTATGACTAAAATCTTTGACGGTTTCAAGAATACATTCTCTGGAATTATCGATTGGTTTAAGTCCATATTCGGCCCGTGGTTTAAACAATTCTTCGGTTCTTTACCAGAAGATGTTCAGAAGTTCCTTATCGATATTTGGAACAATGTTAAGAAGTTCGCTAGCGATTTCTCATCAAACTTCAAAGGTGTTGATTTCTCATTCAAGAACTTCGGCGACTCTGTTAAACAAATCGGAGACGGTATCAGTAAGACCTTCGGTAAGGTTATTGAGTCTGTTAAAGATGTATGGGATGCCTTTACTAAGTTATTTGGTGTAACAACAGCTCATGCTGATGATAGGTCACCTCTTGATTTTGGTCAAAGCGATATGAAGAAAGCTAAATCTGGTATCAACGAACTTAGTGATGACGTAGACCATATCCATAACAAGACTAAAGGGATCTTCGAGACTATCGGTGATATGGCTAAGCTCATGGCTAACATGTTTAGCGAAGGACTTAAGCCATTTACCAAAGAGAACTCTGAGTCTATCGGACGTATCTTAACTTTAGCAGCGGCTATCGCAGTTCTTTGGAATACTCGTAAGCGTGTCCTTACCATGAAAGACATGTTTGGTGATTTCTTCAAAAGTTTAACACACGGGCCTAAGACTGTAGTCGGATCACTTACCGCTATGTTCGGTTGGATTGGTTCCTTCTTTAGAGCAAAAGCACGTCTCCAAAACATCAAGGCTATGGCTATTGCGATTGGTGTACTGGTGGCGTCATTATGGCTCCTCTCAACCATTCCTGCTGATAAGCTCTTAGTTGGTCTTGGAGGTTTAGCAGGAGTTCTAGTAGTGTTCGAGATATTCTATCTCACATTATCCAGGACGACCAAGAAATTTAACCCTGCTAGAGTGCGTAATATGCAACAAGCCATGCTTGGTATGTTAGGTATTGCTGGTTCGATTCTCCTACTTACCGCCTCTGTTGCTCTATTGGGTAATATGGACTGGAAGAAGGGTCTTCAGGGTATTATTGGTGTAAGTCTCCTACTTGGAGCAATCTTTACATCAATGGCTATTATGAATAAACTACAAGGTAACGCTGTTCGTGGTACTCAGAAGATTGCGGTAACGTTCCTAACCTTTGTGGGTATTGCCTATGCAATTAGGAACATTGTTCCGTCTATCGCAGCGCTTGGTGAGATGAACTTCTGGAAGCTACAACAAGGGCTATTCGGTATAGTCACTATTGTAGCCGGTATTACAGCAGTAATCCTAGCAACATCTAAGATGCAAGGAACCAAATTTGCTTCAGTCTTTGCCTTTAGTGCTATGGCGTCTGCTATTAAGAAGATGTCTGGTACTATAGAGAAACTCGGTGAGATGAAGACAGATGTCTTACTCAAGGGTGGCGCTGCAGTACTTGCCATGCTTGGTGTAATGGCGGCTATGACCTTTGCATTTGGACAATTGGATAATACAAAACAATCATTCGCTAAGAACGCTCTTGTAATGTTCGGCGGAATGATACTTTTGTTCAAAATGATGTCAGAACTTGCAGAGGAATTAGGTAAGATGCCAAATCCCGATACGTTCATGAATGCTTTGGGTGGTATTACGATTGTTGTTGGTCTATTCTCATTACTTGCTATGAAGCTTGGTGATGGTGCAGTTGCCGGAGACGGAACCTCTCGTGGCATTAGACGTCTAGGTGTAATCGCAGCTGAGGTTGTTGTTGCGGCATCCGGTCTATTTATCCTGAGTCAGATGAATACAGACCTAGGACATGTCGTTACCGCGGTCGTTGCCTTAGGCGCTGTTATGCTTGGCTTCATTGGTCTAGCTAAACTTAGTGAGCGGATTAAGACCCAAGGACTTATTGCTATGGGAGTGGCTGTCGGCGCATTGGTTGTTGCAGCACTCGGTATGCAAATGCTAACTCAAATTCCAGTGGATGATATTTGGACTAAAGTTGCGGTTCTAGGTGCTATTGTAGCCGGTCTTGCTGTTATCGGTGGCATCCTTGGAAATTCTACAATGGGTATGGTCGGCGTGGCTGTGTTGGCCGGAAGTTTCTTGCTTCTTGGTCTAGGCGTAAAAGTCGCCGCAGACGCTCTAGCCGGGTTCCTTAATGCCGCTACTGGATTCATTCAAGCTATGAATGATATGATAACCACTACATCTAAGCTTGGTGCCGAAGGTGGCGAAAACGTCGCTAAGTTCTTCAAAGAAGCGGCCAAAGGTGCAGATGATATGGGGCGTGTTGCGGCTGGTGTTGTGACCGGTATTGTAGTCGGGTTTATCGAAGGAGTTGAAGGTAATATTGGACGTATTATCCAAGTTGGTATTCGCCTGATGACCGGATTCCTTGAAGGTATTCTTACCATGTCTGCCCAGATTGCAGAAGTACTTGTAACAATTGCTGGTGAGGCAGTTATTAAATTAACTGAAGCCATGCCTGGTTGGTTTACTAAGTTCTGTGACGCATTCTTACAAGGGCTCTTACAAGTAGCTCAATGGATTAGAAATAACAAGAACGTTCTTGTTATGGCCGGTCTGGAGATGGTCGAGGCTCTTACTGAGGTTATTTTAGAAGGTCTCCGTATCATGACAGTCCTGATGCTGAAGTCTATGGAGAATATCCCATTCATTGGCGATAAAGTCAAAGAGATGACCCCTAAAGTCGATGAAGCGTTTAAGGCTATGGCTGAGTCTGGTCGTAAAGCTTTGGATGAACTCAAAGACTACCCTTCAATTGCAACCGAAGATGGTATTAAGAAAGCCATTGAAACTATGGATGCGCTTGGCCCAGAAGAAGCCGAGGCCGCTCGTAGGTTCGCTGCGGCTGGTAAAGATGGATTAGATACCTTCCGTATCTACTGTTCTCAGCTCGGTATTCAAGGCCCTGAAGAATTTATCAAAGGACTTCAAAATGGTTCAATTTCTGCACAAGAAGCAGGTAAGCTATTGTCCAAGATGGCCGAACTTGGTATGTCTGAGAACCAAATCAAGTATATCGCTGAAGCAGCAGGGTTTGATTATGCCAACGGTGTCCTTACAGCTAAAGAGAAAGCTAAGGAAAGCGGCGGTGAAGTTAAGAAGGCTGTTGAAGAAGGTCTTTCCGGTGACGGCCAAGGCTTCGATACGGGGCTTATTTCTTCCGCATTCACCAAACTCAACGAGCACATGGGCGGTCAATTAGATGTAACTAAAGCTTTGGCTGGAGTTAAGACTGGTGAAATTAATCAAGAAATGATTGATAAGCTAGCATCTGGGGACTTTGCTGGTATTTCTCAAGAGAACATGGATGAATACATGAAGCCTGTTGCGGGTATGGGTGATAAAGCGGCAGCCGCTGTTGATGACGCTAATACTAAGGTTGGTGCATCTATGGACAAGATGTCTGGCGATGTAAATGCTAAGGCGACCACAACGCAACAAAACCTGAACACTACCTTGGGTAACTTTGCGCCTGGTATTAACCTCGCTGGTACTGGTATGACTAACTATAGTAATACCATCGGTAATGGTAAGACTACCGCTGAAAGCTCAGCTAAGACAGTTGCGGATACTGCTCAGAAGGCTATGAAGTTTGATGGTAAGGACTCTGCTGATAAATCAGTAACGTCTTATGCCAACAACCTTAAGTCTGATGAGAATAAAGGTAAAGCGTCTAAGGCGGCAGGAGAGGTTAATAAGTCTGCACAAAGCGGTCTTAAAGGTACTGGTACTGCAGCTAACTCTGGTGAGGCTATCACGAAGGCCTTTGCTGGAGGCCTTGCTTCCCAAGCAGCGCTTAAGGCAGTTGATGAGGCTATGGCTAAGGTTAACTCCAAGGTTAAACATCACCAACCACAATCTCCAGCTAAAGAGGGTGTCTTCTCTGGTGATGGATGGCGTGGTGTATTCCGTTCAGGTCTTGCCATTGTTAAGGAATTTGCTGGAGGTTTAGGTTCTACTAAATCTATGGAAGCTATTTCCTCAAACATGGATAAGGTCAATGAATTCGTTCAGTCTTCTATGGAGACCATGACCGGATATCTTGATGAGAATATGGATATGAACCCTACCATTACTCCTGTCCTCGATACAACAAATCTCGATGGATATAACTGGAGTGGTGCCGGTTCACTTAACCTTACTAGCGGAGTAAATTACTCTGCGCTTAACCCTGCTACAAGGGCGCAAGCAAGCAATAGATATTCTATTGATGAAGTAGTTAAAGGTCTTAATGCTCTTGATCGTAAGCTTGAGACTCTTGCAGAAGTTGGAACTGTTGGTAATGAGCTTCTTGCTCAAGACCGTGTCAGTCCTGTATTTATGGATAAAGACCTCGTTAATCGGGCTCTTGCTCCAGGTATGGCTGATGCGCAACGTTCCTATAACGATCGACTAAACATGTTAGATGGAGTATTACCAACGATATGAGAGATGAGAACTATTTCTCCATAATCTTTGGTGAGGGTGCCGAAGCTGTTGATATCGGTAAACTCTTTGATGCTGTAACTAAAGTTGAACGTAACGCTGGTGCCGGTTTAGAACACTCGTATTCTGCCGGCGTCGGTCGTTTTGGTAAGACTTGGGTCTCAGCCCATAGAGCAACATATCCTATCAATGTTGAGGCTGTTCTACATGGCGGGCCTGTTGATTTCTTAGCCCTTAGAACTAAGCTGGCCAGAGTGCTAGACTGTCCTAATGGGCCTAAGAAGTTGCAGTTTGACGACCAAGATGGTAAGTATTACATGGCGGTAGCTACGGGGGTTACAAAATTCTCAGAAGATATCAAGTCTAGTAAAGTTACTGTCTCAATTGCGTTTGATGTACCAGATGGGTTACTTCATTCAGAAGTTACTAAGGTGCTCAACGAGTCAACAAGAAGCGCCGACATTGGAACTCTTACTAAAGAAGGGAAAACTGTCAAAATAACTCTAAATAATACAGGGTCTGCTCCGGCTTACCCTAAGATTAGGGTTCATAACAATTCCGACAACGGTTGGATTGGGCTTGTAAACCAGAACGGCATAATGGAAATCGGTACAAGTCTAGCTGATGTCGCAGGTACTCGGGTTGCCTCAGGTCAGTTTAACCAATCACATACTTTAATAGATATTAAACCCGAAGATAAGGCCGAATGGGCTAAATTTACAGAAGTCTCTAGCCGATACCAGAACATCTCACCTCTACCTTTTGCTAGCCACGGAGAAATTGGCGGGCTTAAACTGGGTTGGCGTGAGAAAGGCCTTGGCGGACAATCATATCCTGCTCCTGGTCTACATTGGAATGGCCAAGGTAGTAAGGGTATCGGTCGTGACTGGGGCTGTGGTATTTATGAATACGTCCTCCCTAACGACAAGACTGGCGTAAAAGGCGCTAAAGACTGGCGTTGTGATTTCAACATGAAAGTCTGGGAGTCTGCCTTTGGTCAATCAGGAGCGCTATCGCTTATGTTTATGACCGATGACAACCGTGTTATTTGTGCTTATACTATTGAGAAGCCGGATACCTCAGGGGAAATCACGTGGCAGTCGTTCTCACTAGGTGATATCCACTCAGGTGCTACCTACCAACGTGAGATGAATAGCTTCGGCGCAAACAACAACGAGCCTGGACAACCTCGACCAAACGTAGCCTTTAACAGTCGTACTGGTGATGCATATATTATCAAAGAAGGCCCTAAGTTGACTTTCTCTTATAACGGTATCCCTAAGACACTCAACGACCCGTCTAAAGAATACCTAACTTGTACTAAGATTTGGGTTATGGCTGGGCGCTATAAAGGCGAAAGAGATGGTGTAGGCTCGCTCGATACTTTATGTATTCAATCCATTCGCTTCGTTAAGAATAATGCTGAGCGCTATGACCTAGTCCCTAACAAGTATGCTAAGGGTAGTGAGGTCGTAGTAGACATGGAACAAGGTAAAGTGTCGTTCGTGGCAAACCCAGCCGCTTCTAAAGTTGGTGTATCTGCCGCTGGAGACCTTATTAACGGTTCTCGCTACTTCTCAATCCCTCCAGGTGAGTCTAAATTAGAAGTTCATTCATCTGACTTCTGCGAACAAGCACCTGATGTTACTATAGAATGGGATGAAGCCTGGTTGTAAGAAAGGAGGGCCAAAACTTCAAAATGATTGCAAAACCTGCATGGCAGTTGACTGTTCATGATAATGCTATGAATATCATCGATCATATAAATAATGATGTACCTGGTTCTCTTAAGTATTACGACGAAGAGTTCCATGAATACTGTGGTAAGGGTTCCTCAACCTTTAACTTTAAGGTTGATAAGTATCTAAACGGTAAGCTTAACCCTAGAGTTGAGCAAATGACCTCCGATTGCTATATCTCATTCCAAGATGATGGTCGAGATTATGTCTTCAGTGTCATAAACCGTAAAGAGACCAATACCACAATTGAATTCGAGTGTAACTCAGCAAATCTTGAACTTCTTAACGAGAAAGTTCAAGCATATGAGGCAAAAGAAGCTCATACCTTCCTTGAGTATGCAGATATTATGGGCCTATTCAGATTCACTAAGATTGACTTGGGTCGTTGCGATGTTCGTGATACCAAGCTAACTCTTAAATTTGAGTCTGATGACGACACTTGTTTAGCCCGTATTATCAAGCTTGTCGAAGCCTTTGATTGTGAGATGGATATTCGTACCTATCTTAATCAAGGTGGACAAATCGACAAGTATGAGCTTAATGTCTACAAGTCCCGTGCTCTTGCTGATGACCGTGAAGATGGTCTAGGTCGAGTTCGTACCGATATCCGCCTTGAGATGGGTCGGGACATCGTATCGGTAGTGAAGAAAGAGGATAAAACCAACCTCTTCTCCGCTATCCGTATCCGTGACAAAGACGGTAACTATATTAAACAACCCAAGGCTAGAGAGGTTAAGGCGGCGGATGGTGTACATAATGAGATCTACTGTACTCGTAACGCTACTACTATTTATGCCCCACTCTCAGCTAAATTATATCCCTCACTCAATAAACGTGAGAACTGTGATAACTGGATTGTACGTGATGTAAAGACCGAATTCACGGATTACAAACAAGCCTGGGCCTATGCGGTTAAGATGTTGAAGACCTATATGTATCCCGTTACGACATGGGAGATTGAGCTAAACTCAGCTGTAGTTCTACAACGTAATGATATCCGTATTGGCGATATTATCTTCTTAACTGACGAACACTTTGCTGGAGGTCTTCTGATTAGAGCTCGTGTCACTGAGATGGTGCGTTGTTCGACAGATCAGACCAAAACTAAGATCACCTTGTCCAATGTTGTCGCTACTAGACCTACGAACAACTCTGTTCTTAGCAAGGCGATGGCCCAGATGGTGGCCGATGCTCAACCTTTCAAAATGAATGTAAAAGTTACAGGCCCTACCATGTTCCGTGAAGTCTCTGATACTTGTGATGTTATTCCGACTCTTTATAAAGGTTCTACTGAGTTTACTGAAGCTGAATATGTGTATTACATAGACAACCAAGTAGCGGGTAGAGGTGATAAGTTCACCGTATCTAAGGCTAATATTGGGACTAGTGGTCGTGCGCTTATTACAGTTCAAGCCCTCGTTCGGGGTGAAGTGGTTGAGTTCCAGGATATTACATTCTCAACTGTAAGTGATGGTATTTCCCCAATCTTAACTGTCGTTCATTCTAGTAATGGTGACACCTTTAAGAACGGTATTATTGACACTCGTATTACGGCTAAGTTATATCGTAATGATGAGGAGATTGATACTGAGGGAGAAGGGTTCGCTTACAAGTGGACTAAGATTTTAGCTAATGGTGTAGCCGATGAAGAATGGGCTAAGAAACCTCAGGCTAGGATGAAAGGTTTTAATCTAACCAATGCTGATGTTTTAAACCGCGCTACATTTTCTGTAGCCATTGAGACAAAATAGAAAGGAAACAAATGGTTGTTGTATCTAGTGGTCAGATCACGATCACCGACGTAGAAGATGGGAAACCAGGGCGTGATGGCCAAGTCGGTGAGAATATACTCTTAGACACAAACGCTATGTCTGTATCTAAGAACTATGCAAATCAAGACCGATATTATTCGCATTCAGGAAACCATGCGTTATTTGAATTCGGATATACTCAAATCCAAGACCCGCCAGTTGCTTCTGTTTCTACTGGTGTTAGGTTTAAAAACAAAGCCGGTTCTTCTGGTAAGAATATTGGCGTATGCTGGTATGGTGGTGACTACAAAGGCGTAGAACTCAAACCCGGAACTAAATATACTATTTCTTGCTATGCGAGGAAGATTAGCGGTGCTTCAACTGCTAAGATGTATATTTACCCAATGCTTAAGGACTGGTCTATATTTGGCGATTTCCTAACGGATTACATTATATCCAACGATTGGGTGCAGTTATCTAAGACCTTTGAATTCGACCCAACTAAGATGGGCGACAACGACCCGAAGGCTGCTCGTATTTACTTTACAGTACTTGCGACAAACACTGAGTTGTTTGAGGTTCAGGTGTGTGGGTTTAAGCTTGAAGAAGGCGATCACGCTACACCGTATGAACCAAGTCCTGTCGAGACAACTATCGAACTAGGACGCAAAGCTAACTCCGACTCTGTATTAGAACAACAGCGTCTGCTTAAAGAAGCTCAGGACGAAGCATTAAAGGCTTTGAATGACGATATCATGAGAAAGGTATCTACAGACTGGGCGGACTTAATTAAACGTATTCGTGATACAGATGAGGCTGGTCGAAAAGCAGCCGAGGAGTCTTTACGTGTGATGTCTGCTCGTTTAAGGTCAGAGGTATCTAAGCAGTTTGGTGAGTACGCATATATTCGTGAATTCATCACAACTCAAGTAGTTGAGAGTGAGGAAGGTCTCTCTATCGGTAAGCAGGACAATAGTGAGCAGTTGGTATTTACGCCTAACCGTATTTCATTTATGTCCGCTGGTAAAGAGATTGCCTCAATCGCTCAAGGACGGCTTAACATTGACTCGGGTGCTTTTACCTTAAGTCTTCAAATTGGTCGCTTTATTACATTCCAGGATCCGTCTGATCCTACACGGAATATTACAAAATATATAGAAGGGTAGGATAATATAGATGGCAACTTGGACTTCGGGGGTAAATAACGGATACTCTCTTAGAATGAATGCTTATGAGATTGGTGTCAATCAAACCGCCAACTCATCTACCGTTCGTATAGACTTATGGCTTAAAGTAGGAACTCAGTCGTTCTACGGCCCTATGTTTGTAGAGGCTCGTTGTGGCGGACAGAAGCAGAATAAGACTGTTCAAATTAGCGGGCCCGGATTTAACTCAGAAGTATATCTAGGAACATGGGACTTCAACTACCCACACGGCTCAGACGGTAAACAAGTAGCGAACGTCGATGCCTTTGTTAATGCCTATAGTACAGCCTTTGCCTTTACTGGTGAATTGGTTGTAGGAAATCGACAATTCGCTTTAACTGATATCCCTCGGGCGTCAGATCCAATGGGCAACTATCAAGGTGTTCTCGGACAGCCGATTACTTTCACCGCAAGGCGTAAATCAGACCAGATGTATAACACTGTACAGTTGCGCTTCGGTGACGTCGATACAAAGATAATCGACCCGATGAGAGACACTGCCACATGGACACCTCCTCTGGATCTGGCATCCAAATTCCCTCAATCTAATGAGGGTGTTGGGACTCTTACGCTAATCACATATCGTAATGGGACGACCATCGAAACAGGTCGGTCTGCTTCACAAATCAGGCTGCGTATTCCAGATACCGAGAAACCTGTTATAAAGGGTATTAATATTGAAGAGCAACATGCTAAGTGTAAAGAACTTCTTAAAAACTTAAAGTATGTTCGTATTTTATCTGAGATACAGGTATCGCTAGGTGACTTTGAAACTAAGTACGGTGCGACTATACCTGATGATGGTATGACGGTTCGACTTATGCAGGACGCTAAGGTTCTGAGGGAGGTTGTGGGTAAAAACGTTATTCTCAACAACATCAATACAAGCGGAAAACACGTTTTAAACGTCACAATACGTGACTCTCGTGGTTTGACATCAGCCGCCTTTGAGAAGGTTATTCAAATCGACAACTACTCTCCTCCAGTTTGTAGTGCTCGTGTTGATCGACGTAACGATGATGAGAAGAAACTTCGACTTTACCTCAACGGTCGAACATTCCCGTTATTCGATGACCAGAATAGGAACGTCAATGCTGGTAGGCGTACTGTTACTGTAAAGAACCCCACAACCAATACTACGGTCAATGATACCTCAGGCAACCTAGTAAGTATATTTGGTATAAATGATACCGACGCAATAGTCGACTTAACGGCTAATTATTCTACCGGTAATTCGTTTTCCGTTTATATTGCTTATGAGGACGCCTTTGGAAATAAGGCAGACCAGAGCTTAGTTGTCGGTACAATCAAGGTACATCGAACTGATGATCCATTTGGTGTCGGTATAAACAAGGTTCGGGAACGTGGCGCTTTAGATATCGCGGGCGATGTGTATGTGAATAACAAGAAGTTATCTACACATGCTTTGACTGAGGACAGCGGACAAGCGATTGTATTGGCTGAGCGATATGATGTGAATAACCTATTAGCTACAGGGTTCTATCGTTGTCTTAAACCTACTAATGTTCCAGCAAAAGACGAATGGTTCTATATCCGGGTTATTTCCCATAATCTATCCTCCTATGTCTTCCAAGAAGCATATGGATATAATGGAAACTGGACTGGATACCGTGTTAAGGTAAGAAATATATGGCAACCTTGGAAATCCTATGAAGGTGAAGATACCCCGGTTTATTACTTGGAGAATGTTCCAATCGGCTGGGGTATTAAAGCTACTTTCCAGAAGCGTGGTCGTATTGTTACGGTGGATGTCAATGCTATAGCAAACCCGAACATCAATGTCGAGAACGCCAAACTCGGTGAACGTATTCCAAATGGGTTCAAGCCTATGGTTAATACTCAAGTCGTACTCTACCGTAACGCGGGGTCTACAATCATAGCACCGGCTCTATGGTCATTTAACGCTGATGGGACTATCGCTCATACGGAGTCTACCTCTAGTGGTAACCGTGTGTATCGTGGTCATGCTAGCTGGATTGCAGAGTCTACACAACCTGCAACTGGCGGAGCTAATGCTCAAATAAGGAGATAGAATGAAATTAGAATTTCAATCCAAATCACTCACATATAGTGCTGACAATAAACCCTTAGCAACTCGTGTTGTATTAGGGAATGCTGAAGGCGCTTTCCATCCAATTAACTTGCCACCAACATCAATCGACAAGTCTAACGATGAGTTGTTTGATGATGCGCTGGCTATCTTATTCTCTGAGAACTTTACAGACCGTAAAATCAAAGAGACTGACGAGAAGGTCGACCGCTTACAAGCCCTTATCGACGTATTTACCATTTACGCCGTTACTAAGGATTATACTGGCGACGACCCAATCGACCCGGTGCTTTACGGCGCATTGCTCAAGCTTGTACCGGACGCTGTTGTAGGTAAGACTTATAAGGCTAACGATGTCGTGGCTATTACAGACTCTACTATCAATAACTCATATGGTACAGGACAACGTGTGCTTGTTCAGTTTATTCGTGAACATACATATGCAGCCGCTGATACAATCCAAACATTCTACAAGAATGGTTCTAACGAACAAAACGGCGTTGGGGTAGCATGGCCTTGGCCTAACCCTCGCGCTAATTACTA